TTAATAATGTAATAATCTGATTCAGTTGTTTTAATACCACTTCTTTTACCTCTACATTTATATTCAATACATAAATTACCAGTTCTATGTGCTAATCTATCAACTTTACATTCATATTTAATATCATTGATCATAAAATCATACTTTGAGAAAGGACACTCTGGTGCCTTAATAACAATATCATTATCTTTTTTTAATTTTTGAATCATTAAATCTTCAAAATCATTTCCAATTTTTAAATCAGTCTTAAAACCCATTTTTATATATATATTATATGTAAAAAAAAATAAAAAAATAAATTAAATAATTAATAAAAATATCTATTAATTATATATAGAATGTCTATTAATATAAAACAAGCAGAGATACAAAAAAAATATAGAGAGAGAAAGAAAGCATCAGACCCCGACTTTTTAAAACAACAAGCACTTAAAAAGAAAATTTATCGAGATAAAAAAAAAGCAGAAATGGTTGTAGGCGATAATATAATTGCTAAAAACGATTTACAAACAATATTTAATTCAATTAAAACAAGAAAGGATAAGCCATTATCAAAAATATCAATAATTAATTATATTGCTAAATTAAATAAGTTATCACAATTAGTAGTTGGTCATGATTATACTGATTATAATTTTTTAACTAATCCAGATAATGTAATTAATATTATAAAGAAATCAAATTTACAATCTAAGAAAGATTATATTACACCAATAATAAAGATATTACAACATTATGGAGTTTCAGAAGATTTAATAAAACAATATAGAACTAATCTTGGAGAACATAAAGAAGTTGAAGATAATAAGAGAGGTGATAATTTATTACAAAAAGAAAAAGATAGAGAAAATGCTATGTCATTAGATGATATTAATAAAAAATATAATGAATATTCAATTTATGATGGTAATAAAATAAATCCCAATAAATTAATTTATAAATTAATTGTAGCATTTTATTTTAAAAATAATTTGATTCCAAGAAATGATATACCATTAATGAAATTAGCAAATATAAATAAAAAAGATTTAAATTCAGAAAATAATTACATTTTAATAAAAGATGATAAACCTTCTAAAATAGTAATGTTAAATTATAAAACAAATAAAACATATGGAAAACAAACATTTGATATTACAAATGAATTATCTGAATTATTAGAAAAATATATTAAAACATTTAATAAACAAAATGGAGATTATTTATTTGCTAAACCAGATGGTGAAGGTATATTAAAGAATACATTTTTAAAAGTAATTGATAAGTCAATGGAAGAGGTTTTAGGAAGTCCTTTAAATATTGATTTAATAAGAAGTATAATCATATCAGATTATTATGAAAAACCAATGTCAATAAATGATAAAAAAGATTTAGCCCGTCGCTTTCTTCACAGTCCAAATGTAGCCCAAGAATATGTTAAGTTAGATTTACAAGATGATTAAAATTACATTTTAAATAATTGATAGTTAGAAACATTATCATCATTATCATTAAATTTAAATTTAGAACCATTAGAACCAATAATAGTATATTTATCAAATTTATATCTTAATTGATTATTACAACTAATTATAAGTTTATCAATATCTATAAATTTAACATATCCAAAACAAAAAAGACTATCAAAATATAATGACATATCTTTTAATGTAGCTAATTGGGTTTTAATATAAATATCTAAATACATATGTCTATCTTTCAATTTATCCTCTATTCCCTGTCTACACGTTGGGTGATTATATTCCATATCCATTTCTACTGATTGTTTATTATGGTGATTACAAATATTAATAATATTTTCGAAAACCTTTTTGTGCATTAAGAATTTAATTCTATTTTCTTCATTTTCCATTTTCTATATAATAGTTTTATATTTTTTATTTATTTTTATATTGTCTGTTATGAATAATATATATAATAACGGACATATAACGGACAAATAGTGATATAATAACGGACATAAAACATATATATTTAATATGGTTATCATATATAAATTTATATATGATGTATATATTATATATTATATAGGGGTTATGTCTATATAATAGAAGACATTATATATATATTCACTATTCATAATATTATATATTTATATGTCCGTTATATTCTACCTAATATATATATATAAAAATATAAAAAATATAAAAAATATAAATCTATTATATAGAATGGTTGAAAATGTCAAAGTTACTTTAGAAAATTTAGATAATGAAATAATTAATATTGATTTTGAAATTGAAAAATTAAGATTGGAAAAAAAAAAGATAAACGGTTCAAAAAAAATTATTAAATATACTCAAAACATGATGTTTATCGACGAACTGATGGATAAGATTAAAAAAGTTGATGATCAAATTAGTTACAAAATTAAATACATATATGGTGATGATTTACAAGAATGTAAACGTATACTTAACTCATTAAAATCTGAATATAGTGATATTGTTGATGAATTTGATATTGATTATGATTATGATTGCGACTTATTAGCTAATTCCAAACAAGCCGAATTTTTTGATGATTTATTTGATAAATTTGAAGATATAATGTCAAATAAAAAAGAATACGGTGAAGCCTTACGCGGATATGATTTAGAGCAACGAAAGAAAGAGTGGTTAGAAAATCATGATAAATTACAAGAAAAACATAATAAAATTTTAAATAGTTTTAATAGAGATAATCTTATTAATGAAGTATTTGAAACTCCAGTTGATTGTGTTAATAAAGATGTAGATGATGAAATACCAAAAAAGAAAGTTAAAATGCCAAGAGTTAGATGTGGTTCTTGTCAGGATGATGTCGAATTTTATGGTGCTGAAGATAATTCTGATATTGATGAGGATTGTAAAAGATGTAATGATAATTAAATATTTGAATAATATTCATTTAAATTGTTTAATCCTACTAATGTTAATAATACACAACAATGGTCTGGCGTTAAATATGCATCTTGATTATTAAAAAATAAATGTCTAAATTTATCATTTGGAATATCTTTCATTAAACATTTTAAACAACTCCATCTTCCACAATCAGATGTATTATTATTTTTAGATTGAAAATCTTTTGTATTATAATTACATTCTCTTGGGTCATTTTCAATTAATTTAGTTAAATATAATGGATAATTTTTTTCATCATATGGAACTAGTCCTCTAGTTATAGGTGCGTCATATCTATATCCATATGAATCTTGAAAATATAATTCTTTACCATTATTTTGTTCAACTAATGCTACAAAATGCCCGCTATTCGCACTAACCTCATATAATATAACTACATAACCTTCTTTACCTAATAATTGATTTATATTTTTATAATTTGATAACTGTGAATATCTAACTGGTGGTTTACCAATTAATTTTTGGATATCATCACCAGTTAAATCTTGTTTCTTGTAATATTGTACCAATTTTTCTAATCCACTCATATTATTATAATATATATTTAGATTATAATAATTAATTATACTAAAAATGGGGCAACATGTGAAACGGCTTGAAATGGAAGCATAAAGCCTTTACTGAAGTCATCAAACCAACCAGCACCAGTTACACCACCACCTTTTGCGTTACGACGTTTTGGCATTGCTACCATCATTTTTTTACTTGGGCGTCCTCGTCCTTTATTTTCATGAAGCCCAAAACCAAATATATCGCCCAAACTACCTAAAAGACCGGCACCTTTAGCCTGTTTACCAGCCATTTTTGCTTTAGGTTTAGCAGGCATACCTTTTTGTTGACGATATAAGGAAGCAACAGCTCGCATTCTATCTGTTTGTTTTGGTAAATGATCAAATTCATGAATATGATTTTTTACAAATGTTCTATATTCGCTCATTATAAAATAATAATAGAAAATAAAAATATTAATATTATAATATTTTTATATTTATTTAATTAATTAATTAATTTAACGTCTTTTTTTAAGACCGGCTGCCGTCATTCCGCCACCATGTTGGCTAGCAAGATAATCAATTCCTTGTTGAACCATTGGGTTTGCCATTGCCGATTTAATAGCAGATGCTCCTTTACCTACAAGAGATTTAAGAGAACCAAAAAGAGAACCAGCTTTGACAGTTGGTTGAAATACTTCATTAGATACCATAGAGCCATCTTTAGGTTGGGATTTAAGAGCGGTTTCAATTTCTCTGTGAGAAAGTTCACCAAGTGAAAATATACAACCATCTGGTGTTAGATTAACAGTTCCTTTATAAACTGGAATTACAAGAGTTTCAATATTTGCAATTGCAGTTAAATAATTTGATTGTAAAAAGGGTTGATTGTTAATCATCATATTTACTTGGAAGTTTACATAACCATTTTCACTTGGTAGGATATCGCCGGCTGATAAATCTATACCTAAATCTTTAACAGGATTAATAATAATGACAGCACCGTTGTTTAAGAACTCGTTCCAACTTTGATTAGAACCGTTAGCGACTGACATTCTCCAAATAGTCTTGACAGAAGCTGTTGCGAGTTGCCCAGATTTTGTGCCTATATTTACTTGAAAATTAGCTTTTCCATTTAAATCACCAAGACCAGTGAAACAATCAGCAAGAGCAGTTGAAGCTTGGGTGGCTCCTGTTCTATTTTGAAGTGGAATTCTATTAATAATATATATTAATTCAGGCATAGATGAAAATCTAAGTGTATCTGAAGTTATAGTAGCTGTTTGATAAGTCAGAGTAACATTAGCACCCGGGGCTAATTGAGTTATCGCTGACCATGCAACAGG